CGATTTGCTGACTGATACGAAGCCCAGATTGTCTGCTTGTTCTTTGCCAAGAATTGAACGCCTGTCTGGGTGTCAATGGCACTCATGTTGGCAATGTACGGGCCATTGTAGTTAATGGTCTGACCACCGCCGCCGCCCAAGAGATTGCTTGGAATGATCGTACCCGCTCCTGATGGCATAAACAATTCTGGGCCTTGTTCGCCAACGATAGCTAATTGATTTGCATCTAAAGAACCACCACCAGCAAGCATCACAGGAGCTTCAACTGGACTTTTGGGCGCACCACTACCAAACCCACCAAAAATACCTTTTAACAAACCGCCAATGCCAGACGAGCCGCCTGTCAATGCAGTTAATTGCGCTTTCATTTGAATTGCAATCAAATCTTGGATGACACTTCGCGCAAAGTCTTTGAATTGAAATTTACCTGTACGAACAAATTCATCAACATAGTTGCCCATGTTTGAATAAACGCTTTTTGCCATTTCATCCAAAGTCTTGTAATGATCTTGGAATTCAATCAATGCTTGTTTTTCAGCAAGCAATTCTTTATTGCGTCTACTGAATCCCTCTTTATCTTCTGATTTAATATCTGACCTTTGGCGAAGTTGATATTCTTTTTCAGAATATTCCAATACTGCTTGACGCAATGCAACTTCTTTTTCTGACATACCAAGCGTGTCATATTTCAATTGCAACTTGTCACCCTCAACGCGCAATGAAGTCTGTTCTGCGCGATTCATTTCATTCATTGTCTTCAAAATATTGTTATATGCATCATCTGCTTTGGCTTGATCTTCCAAAAGCATTTGAGAATATTCTTGTTCGTTTTGAAGCTTTGCAATAAAGTTTTTATCTTGCACTTCTTTAATCTTTTGCGCCGCATCAATTTCAATTGCTTTTGCTTTTTCAGTGTATTCTTTTAATCGCAAAGATTGAAATACATTGTCCTCATCACGATTCTTCTGAGCCATTTCCATTTTGGCTTCTTGAAGTTGCTGATATGCATCAAGTTCAATTTTGCCAATTACAGTATCAGCTTGCTTTGCCAAGGCAATATCATTTTCCAACTTTTGTTTAGCAAGTGAATCTCTAATACTGTTTTCTTTACCTAATCCACCAGCTTTTGAATATGCATCAATTTTTGCAGTTTCTTGTTGAGCAACAATAGCCTTTTGACGCTTCGATTCAATTTCCGCTTCAAGCTTTGTAATTTGTTCTTGAATGCGTCTTGCACGTTCTTCAGCTACTTTGGGATTTGCAAATCCACCAGTAATGTCTGCTTTTGCATTATCCAATGCCGCACGAAGACCCGCAAGCTTTTCTTCCGAACCTTTTTCTGCGCCAATATTTAAAATTGCCGCCCAACTACGTTTAGCCGCATCAGCAACAGCATCCCATGATTTTTCAAGTAATCCAAGTTGACGTTCTTGACCTTTAAGTGCTTCAGTAAAAGCATTAGCAGTTAACTTTGCGGCATCTTGAAATTTATTTTGCTTTTCAAGTGCTTCAATATGTTTATATTGCTCAAGAGTAAGAAAGTGATATTGATCATTTAATCGTTTAGCAGATGAAGCAGTGCCATCCATTGCAGGAATCAATTTACCCGCAACTACACTTACGCTATCTCCAGACAATTTAGATACTTGCAAAATCACATTACCGACTGCTCCAAGTGTTTTTTCAGTAAATTGACCTGAAGATACCAGCCCCATAAACGCTTCTTTGGCATCACCTAAACCAACGTGCAAATCTTTGCTGGCTATATTTGCAAGATTCTGAAATCCTGTCAGCGTCAGGTTTGCATACTGGTTTGTCAGGATCATCTGATCTCTGAACGTGGAAGCTTCTTGTGCGCCTTTATAGAATGAATATCCCAAAGCACCAACAACAGCAACAGATGCACCAATGGCAACATTCATTGGTGTAATGAACGAAGCCAGCATTCTGAACATTGGGCCAAGACCGCCCATTGAATCCTTAAGCTGACCGCCTTGTTGCATCAAAGCAATCATTGCGCTTTGACCTGAAACAATCTGTGTAATCAAGTCGGTGGTTTGATAAGTCAACTGAAGCTGTTGCTGACTATTCATTCCATTCGTTGCTTTTTTGGAAGATGTCGCCACAGCATCATATGCCGCCGCTTTTTCTCTCAGTAAACGAACAGTCTCTGGTGCTGTATTCTTAAATCTTCCATCAGCAATTTCACGTTCAATTTGAGCGACTTTGGTAATCTCTTTGCCGTAGTCTTCTGTCGCATATTTCAAATTGGCAATTTCTTTTACTGCCGCATTGGTATCTCGCGTGATGGCATCTTTTAATTTCTTATTTTCAGAAATAGCCTTATCAACATCAGCCTGAAAAGCGGCAGTGTCAATCCCAAGGACAACACCTAATCGAGCGATATTGCTTGAGGCCATTATTTCTTCTTCCCTTTGTTCATCTTGGCAATGTAGGCAGGAATAACCTGAGCCAGTTCGGTTTTCAGAATTCTAACAACTTCCTCTGCATTTGAGTCTAATGCAGGACGCAAAAAAGCATGCATAGGTGTATTTGCATTGCCAAATTCCTGCGACAAAGAAACCGCGCTTCGCTTGGCTGAAACCACCGCAATCGCCGCATCAGTCTCATTTACATGGATTGACTTGTAATCACCCTTGTTGGGAATTCTGGCATCCAGCCTAATGGTGTTGCGAAGATGGATAGGGCCAGTGCTTTTCTCGTCATAGGGAGCGTTTGCAACTGCGCTGGAGTAAACCCCTTGCATGGCGGCTTTGGCGGCTTTAACGACCGTCTGACGGGCGGCAAGGTCAGCCCTGAACATCTTTCCCATTTGGACAAGCTGATCCTCAAGCTCCGCAAAGCCCTCCAAGCGGAACGTGCGCGGATTTGGGGTGTAGTTATTCATCAGCCTTTGCCATGAATTTATGGGCGTTTGGCGCACTGCTCATGAATGACAACAGCCGTTCATTGACCTGAGCCTTTTTCTCTTCTTCAGACAACGGTGGAATTATGTAATCAATCATGGATGGAATAATATCTTTCATTGTGAAATGCTGTGCGCCTTTCTGTATCTTTGAGTTTAGGTTGCCAGTGGCAAATCCGCTCAAAGCCAAAGCCAAAGCTTTCTGACCGATCATTCCATCTGACAACATGATTTCGATGTTCCGCATATCGTCTGTGGGGATGTTGTCAGGACACCCGCCGTGGGCAAAGATGTACGCCCTTGCCTGTAGGTGAATGTCCTGAGTTAGTTTTTTCTTGAGTCTTTGTAGCCGGGTTGAATGGCTTCGCCAATCTTCTCCAGCATCTCCACCTGAATTGCAAAAGGCCATTCCTCATCAATTTCAGCATAGGTGATCTGGCTTAGATCGCCATCAACTGGAATCAATAATCTGATGAACTCAACCACTCGATTCTCAATCTGAATCGCCGTGCGGATCAGTTCTTTGGTTGACCGCCCATCAATGACAACATCGTCTTCTTTAAATTCGATGCCCTCAGTCGTAGTGTCTTTAGACAGTCCTGAAATAGCTTTTTCATATCGTTCCTTTAAAGCATCCTCTGGTACTTCTTGAATGCGTTTATTCAAGTCTTCCAGTTCTTTAGTCAGCGGGACACGAACTTTAAATTTATGTCCAGCCAGATCGAATGTCTTGGTGCGGATGTTGGTGGTGTCACCAAATGCAGATGATAGTTTTGTCATGTCAATATCTTGTGGTTGGTCGAACAATTTTCTGGTAGATAATTTCGTTAAGCTCAAGAGCGTAGGAAACGATTTCATCTGGGGTCATTTTGTCAGCATGATTTTTTGCAATCTCATGCGACAAAGTGATGGCGGTCATTTTCTGCTGAGTGAACCCAAACCAATCTTTTCTAAGTTCGGCTTGAGTTACCAGAAATCCCAACAGATCATTTGTGTTTTGTATTGTAGTTTCTGTCATTTTTACTCTGATGGTTCAGATGATGCAACTTCTGTAGATACAGGGTTGTATTTGGTAAGTGCTGTCAAACAAACAAATTCAACAGTGTCGGGTTTTGCCTTAGCAAGAGCGGCGGCAACTTCGCTGGCTTTTACTTCCAACCCTTGGGCAACAAAGTCCAAGGATTGGTAAGTAGTCGCCAACACTTCAACAGCGTCAGCGACTTTCATTAGGAGTTGCTCCAACCGTACTGATTGCCGCGAGGATGGATGGTGAACACACATTTGGCCTCTGCGCCGGGTTGTGCATCAATCTGGAATTGACTAGCACGACCGTTAAAAGCGTAAGCCACAGTATTCGTTCCATCATAAGCCGCCACCACATAGGTACGGTCTACCAGACCAGAATATGCATCAGCGCGAATCAACAGCAGACCAGCATCAGAGGGATTCCATGCCGCAGTGATGGTCATGGATGTCGGTGCAGATTGCGTTGGGATTTTGTCGCTTTGACGTGAGCCAGCAACCATGAAGCTGGCAACAGCGTCATCTTGACCGAAAGCAGGGACTGCTTCGATGGTTGCCAATGCTGTGCCTGATGCACCTGTACCGCCAGCGGATGTGCCGACAAGAGTAGCAACTTGTGCCGTCCAGATTGCCAAGTTGGCGGTGGTGAACGGTGCGGCACTTGTCTGCATCCAGAATGATGCAACAAAGCCGGGTAAGACTTTTGATGGTAATGCCATTTTTAATTCTCCTGATTAAGCTGAATTTGACCAACCGTATTGGCCTGAACGGGGATGCAGGGTGAAGACTGCTTTTGCCTCTGCGCCGGGTTGGGCATCAATTTGCCACTGGCTCGCGCGCGCATTAAAGGCATAGTAAATCGTACCTGTACCGTCAGTTGCCTGAACGATATAAGTGCGGTCTATGAGGCCGCTATAGGCATCAGAGCGGATTTGAATTAGCACGGTATCAGATGGATTCCATGCGGCAGTAATTGTCAAACTGGTTGGTGCGCTCTGGGTCGGAATTTTGTCCGATTGGCGTGAGCCAGCCACAGTGAAATTGGCAACTGCATCATCTTGTCCAAACGCTGGTACAGCCTCAACCAAAACGGCATTGCTTGTAATGGCTAAAGCTGAAACTGTTGCCACAGTTGCAAGCGCGGCATTGGTTAGAACAGTCGGGGATGCGCCCGGTTGCATGAACAACGAGGCACTAAACCCCGGTAAGACTTTGGCTGGTAACGGCATATCAATCGTCCTTCAAAAAAGTTGCAATTAATGTTTTATGTTGGAATGTCCAGAGTGCAATCGAGAAAGATTTCCGCAAGCTTTTGCTCATTGTTGTATGAGTTGTAGAGCCAAAACACATCAGCCTTGGCAATCCAAAACCCATATGTTGCGCCACCAAAAAGCCCAGAATAACCGTGCAATGATTGTAAGATGGTATTTGAAATTGTGAAACCATCTTCTATCAGTTGCGTAAAAATACTTATCTGGAATGTGGGTCGATCAATGCCCTTGTTGTTCTGATTCTGACCCGTAAAAACAGGCTGGTGGACATTGCGAAGATTCCAAGTGATGAATTTCGGTTCAATCGCAAAATTGCGGTTGAATGAGGCGTAGACAGGCACAGGTGTGACAATTGACTGCAACTGCGCCTGAATTGCCTTGCCGTATGTGTCTGGATTGTTCTGTGCCATTAAACAGCCACCACAGGGTCATTGCGTACACACATCAGCATGGCACTCATGCGGTCATCTGCTTCGCGCACGTTGTCAATTCGCCAATCAAAGCCGCGCCAAGTGATGGAATAGGCATTCTGGTTGTCAATGATGATCTTCAGGTTTGGCGTGTAATTTAAGGTCATCTGGACAATGTCCGAATAGACCCTGTACTTATCCGCAATCTTGACATGGTTTGCCACAGAATGAACTCTTGCGCGGGTGCTGAACCACACTGATTGCGAAGTGGTCTGCTCACCAAAGTCAGTCTTCCCAAAACTCAGCGTGTTAACTGCAATGTTTTCAAACCGTGCAATTGCCATGTCTTACCTCACATGACCAAAGGTTTGTATGGGCGCAAGAGCGTAGACACGCCAAAAGGAATGGAATGCTGAATCTTTTCGGTTGTGTCACTGCGGTTGTTGTACAGGTGAGTCAACAACAGCTTGCCAGCAATCTTGATTACCTCGTATGCCGCCACGGGATTTGCGGGGGAGACATACTCACACACCACAGGGCTGGTCATATTGCTGTTCAGATCGCTTGGAAGCGTCTGCAAGACCACTTTGTTGCCTGAGTTGTCGTAGTAGTAGGTTGTAGGGTCAACGGTCGTTAAAACGGGCGGCGTTGCATCATTCCAATATTTCACATTGGTGATGGTCACGCCACTTGCTGGTGTGGAATTGTTTTGGCTAACTTCAGGCAAATCCAGAGACAAAGGTGTGCCGTACAGACTTGCAGAGTTGTAGTACACCCGATAGCTTGTGGCAAAAATGCTCATGCCCAAGTAATCTTCAAT